GGGCGACGACACAGCAGGCGTCTTTGAGACGCCGACCCCTGACGGCACGGAGACGCTGCGAATCATCGCTAGCTCAGGTGATGGGTGGGACCATGTTTCGGTCAGCACCAAAACCCGTTGCCCGACTTGGGACGAAATGGAGTTCGTGAAGCGCGCGTTCTTCAAGGCCGACGAGACGGCGATGCAGCTTCATGTACCGGCCAGTGAGCACATCAACCGCCACCCGTACTGCCTTCACCTGTGGCGACCGCGAGTGAAGGTCATCCCGAAACCCCCTAGCCTGATGGTTGGACTATGAAAGCTTTCCGATACGACGGACGCCCGATCGCCGTCCCTGGCGCCTGGGCCGGCGTCGACATCGCGCACTACCATTCCGGCGCCCTCTGCATCGGCCCCAGCGTCTCATCGTCCGGCCTGAAGCGCGCCGCCAAGACGCCCGCCCACTTCTACGCCTACTCGCCCTGGAACCCGGACTGCGAGGCCGCGGAAGACACCACAGCCTTGCGGCTCGGCAAGGTCGCGCACGTCCTCGCCCTCGAGCCCGAGCGGTTCAGGACCATCTGCGCCGTTTCGCCCTACGACGACTACCGCACCAAGGAAGCGCGGGAGTGGCGGGACGCGACTGTCGATTCCGGCCTGATCCCGCTCAAGGCGGCCGAGCTCCTGCCGCTGCAGCGCATGGCCGACGCCCTGCGCAAGCACCCCGACGCGCTCGCCCTCTTCCGCAACGGCCTGCCCGAACTGACCTTCGCGGCCAAGGACGAGGCGACCGGCATCTGGATGCTGTCGCGGCCTGACTTCGTGCCGGGCGATCCTGGCCGTGGGCTGGTCGACTACAAGACCGCCACCGATGCGGGGCCCGAGGCCTTCGGCGCCGCCGCGTTCAACTACGGCTACCACATGCAGGTCGCGCTCGCGCTCGACGTGGTGGCTGCGGCGACGGGCGAGCTGCGCCCGACCTGCTGGCATGTCGTGCAAGAGAAGGAACCGCCCTTCGCCGTCGCCGTCTACCGCTACGAGGCCGATCAGGTGATGTACGGGCGGCGGGAAGTGCGGCGCCTGCTGGATCTTCTCGCCCGCTGCCGCGATGCTGGCGAGTGGCCAGGGTACGGCGAGCCGCAATCGATCGTGACGCCCTTCTGGGCGAGAAAGGAAATGGAAGCCAATGGCTACGCAACCGCAGCCTGAGAAGACCCAAGCCGTCGTGAGGGCCGGCGCGCCCGTTGCCGCCCTTGTCCCCAGATCACTGGAGGAGGCGTGGCGCCTCGCCCAGGCGCGCACGCAATCCGACATGGTCCCGCGGGACATGAAGGACGCCAACAAGGTGATGGTGGCCATCATGGGCGGCGCCGAGGTCGGCCTGCCGCCGTTCCAGGCGCTGCAGTCGTTCGCGATCATCAACGGGCGCCCGACCCTCTGGGGCGACGGCCTGCTGGCGGTCGTCAGAGCCCGCGGCGTCAAGGTCAAGGAGTGGAGCGAAGGCGAGGGGGACGCTCTCACGGCCCGCTGCGAGGTGACGCGCCCGGACACGGACGAAGTGATCCCCGGCGAGTTCTCGGTCGCCGACGCCAAGCAGGCTGGCCTCTGGGGCAAGGCTGGTCCCTGGACGCAGTACCCGAAGCGCATGCTGAAGATGCGAGCCCGCGCCTTCGCCATCCGCGACGGTTGCTCCGACATGCTCCGCGGCATCATGGTGCGCGAGGAGGTGCTGGACTACGGCGCCGCCGTGGAGGTCCCCCGCCCCGCCGAGCACCTGCGCCTGGAGGCGGCGACCGGCGCGGTCGACATCGAGGTCGTCGATGCGCCCGCCGAGGTCGAGGTCAAGCCTGAAGCCAACGCGCTCACCGATGTCGAGCAGTGGGCTGCGGCGTGGCGCGAGCGCCTCGCGGCGGCTGGCCCCGACGACGCGGCGAAGATCCACACCGACTGGGAGACGCCGAAGTCCAAGGAGGAGCGGCAGAAGGCGCACGATGCCAACCCGGCCCTGGCGCTCGCCATCAAGCGCGAGGTGGTGGCGACGATCAAGAAGCTGGCGGCGCAACATGCTTGATCTTGACAAACTAGAGGGTGAGATTTTGCGCTATGCGCCGCTCATGCCGCTTTTCAACGACATCGGCTATCCGTTGGCACTGTCGGCTTTAGCGGTCAAAGCTGTGCCGCTACTGATCGCCGAGCTGCGCGTCGCCAGGGAAGAGCTTGAAGCCCTGCGAGCCACGGTATGACCCGCGCCGAAGCCAAGGACGCCTCGCGCCAGGCCATCCTCGCTGCGGCGCGGAATCTCTTCACGCTGCTCCAGTACGAGCATGTGACCGTCCGCATGATCGCCCGCTCGTCCGGCTACTCGACTGGCGCGCTCTTCGCCCACTGGCCGTCGAAGGCGGCGCTGTTCCGCGAACTCTACGGGCGCCGGCCGATCAACGACGAGCTGGGCGCGCAGCTCCTCGAGGGCCTGCGCAATATCGCGGCAGGCTCGATGAAACCGGGTGAAATCACCGCCTTCGTTCAATCTGTGATTGGTTAGCCGAACGCCGTTGACGCTGGCGTCTTGCGGTGAAACTGTGACGCTTTCGGGTTGAATAATTAGCGGGGCCGAGGTGGGCAAATGCCTCGGCCGCCGCCTGAACGTAGCGCGCTCGGGGGCGCGAACGCATGAGCCTAGATATAGATGAAGCTATGCAGTACTCCAACCACCCGTTGGGGTTTGTCCCCAGCGGTGCGCGAAAGCACCACTGGAGCGAGATCATCGCCGCGGTGGCCGAGCGGCACGGGTTCGAACCGCATCACCTGATCGCGAATGATCGCCGGCCACGCCTCGTCGTCGCGCGCCAGCACGCGATGTGGGCGCTGCGCCAGACCGGCCTCAGTTTTCCCCGCATCGGCTATCGGCTCGGCGGACGCAACCACGCGACCGTCATGCACGGGGTGCGGCGGCATGAGCAGCGGATGGCGGGGAGATGAGCGCGACGATCTACGTTGAGATAGGCGAGTTCCCTGAGGAAGGGGTTCTGGAAGCGGCCTTTCACATCCTTGAGCGCCTCTTGCGTGACAAGCCAGACGATGAGGACATACCGAAGTTCCGCCGACTCTTATCGGCGCCCGTCATCGATGAGGACAACCTTCCGCCGCCGTCGACTGCAGCGAAGATCGCGACGATGGCCGACCTCGCGTGAGCAGGGCAAGTCGTCGTGAGAGCCACCGAGATCGCCGACTACCTCACCAGCGACGACGCTCCAGTCGGCATCGCGCTTGCCAACGAGCTGCGGCAGCGGTTCGCGGGCACGACGCGGGAGGACTGGATCCTCGGCGTGACGCTGGCGTGGACGTGCCAGCAGGCCGGGTGGCTCGCTGACATCTGCGAACTTGAGGCGCTGAAGAAGACGGCGCGGCCAGGATGAGCGTGGCCGACGACGACAACGTCGTGCCCTTCCCGCCCGCCGGCAACGAGCCGCCTGGCGACTATGAACTCCTCACCCAGCACCGCTGCGCCATCCAGTTCGCCGAGCGGTTCGCGGGGCAGCTCGCGTTCTGCCACGACGAGGGCGTCTGGCGGCAGTACGACGGCTCGATCTGGCGCACGGTCAAGACGCCGCTCGCGTTCCACTACGCCCGCGAGATGGCGGTCGCCATGCAGCGCCGCTACCCCAAGACCGGCGTGGTCGAGGTCCACAAGACCTCCTTTCCGCTGGGCGTGGAGCGCTTCGCCAAGAGCGATCCCGTCTTCGCCCGCACCTCGGAGCACTGGGATCCTGACCCGTGGCTGCTGGGGACGCCTGCGGGCACGGTGGACCTGAAGACCGGGCGCCTGCGACCGGCAGAGCCTGGCGACAACATCACCAAGAGCACTGCCATCCCGCCCGGCGCCACCTACGCCTCTGCCCCGCTGTGGGAGAACTTCCTCGACCAAGCGTGCGGCGGCGAGCCGGAGCTCGTCGAGTTCCTGCAGCAGATCGCCGGCTACGCGCTGACCGGCCTAACCCACGAGCACGCGCTCTTCTTCGTCTACGGCCCGGGCGGCAACGGCAAGAGCGTCTTCCTGAACACGCTCGCCCACGTCCTCGGCGACTACGCCACAACCGCGGCGATGGACACCTTCACCGCCTCCTCGCGCTCGGGCCAGATCCCGGCCGACCTCGCCATGCTGCGCGGCGCCCGGCTCGTCACCGCCTCGGAGACCAGCGAGGGCAAGAAGTGGGACCAGCAGCGGGTGGCCCAGGTGACCGGTGGCGACCCGATCACGGCCAGGTTCATGCGGGAGAACTTCTTCACCTACAAGCCGCAGTTCACCTTGATCATCGTCGGCAACCACAAGCCGACCCTGACCAGCGTCGACGACGCCATGCGCCGACGGTTCAACATCATCCCCTTCCTGATCCGGCCCGAGAGGCCTGATCGCCACCTCGAGGAGAAGTTGGTCGACGAGTGGCCGGCCATCCTCCGATGGGCGATCGACGGGTGCCTGGACTGGCAGGAGCGCGGCCTCGTCCGCCCGCCCGTGGTCACCGAGGCCACCAGCGAGTACTTCGACGAGCAGAACACCCTCGCCCAGTGGCTCGAGCAGGACTGCGAGGTCGACTTCAAGAACTGGCACCTTGCCGACCTCTCGTCCGCCCTCTTCGCCTCGTGGTCGTCCTACTGCCGCGCCAACGGCGAGGACGCCGGCACCTCCAAGACCTTCAAGCCGGCGATGGAGAAGCACGGGTTCCGGTTCAAGAAGACGGCGGAGGGTCGGTGGTTCCACTATGTGCGGCTGAAGCCAAGGCGGGGCGATGGGGACTAGGCCCCTCGCTATCGACCTCTACTGCGGGCTTGGCGGATGGACGGAAGGGCTGCTGGCCGCCGGCTTCGACGTGATCGGCTTCGACATCGAGCAGCACGTCTATGGCGCCGATCGCTACCCGGCGCAGCTCGTCGTGCAGGATGTTCTGACCCTGCACGGATCGCAATTCAAGACAGCCTACCTAATCGTCGCCTCCCCGCCCTACCAGCAGTTCTCGTTCAGCGCGATGCCGTTCAAGGCGTCCAAGGCGATTGTGCCGAGCACGGAGCTATTCGACGCCTGCTTTCGCATCCAGCGTGAAGCAAGCGAAGCGGCCCGCCGACCAATACCGATGGTCGTGGAGAACGTGCGCGGCGCCGTCAGGTGGGTGGGCCAACCGCGCTGGAATTGCGGCGCCTACTACCTGTGGGGTGACGTTCCCGCGCTCATGCCGCCCGTCCAGGGCCGCAAGCTCGGCGGAAGTTGGTTTCACGGCTACAGGGCCGGCGCGCAAGGGCCGCGTAACCACGGCTCCGGGTCGAAGGCCCGCAAGGCCGCCAGCGCCAAGATCGCCAAGATACCCTTCGCGCTCGCCGAGTGGATCGGACGCGCCTGGATGCCGTACCCGGACAAATAGCAGCGCCCGCACACGGACGATCACCAATCGGTGTCGTTCTGGCGGAAGCGGGTGGGCGGGAGCTGCGTCGGAGGTGGGTTGTTGCGCGTAACCACGCGCGCCGCGGCGAACTCGGCTTCCGCCGCCTCCTGCGCGATCAACGAGCGCACCACCTCGGCCATAGAGCGCATGCCCAGTCGCTGGCGCGCGGCCTTCAGTTGGTCGATCTCTTCAGGGGTTAGCATCAAGCTGAAGCGCTGCATATTGGGTGTCATGTCAGGGTAGTCCTTACAAAATAGTGGTATAAGTCGGGTATAAAGTTATACCACGCGATACCAATGACAGTCAAAACGGTCCTTATACCACGTTATACCGGACAATGGCAGAAAACGAGGGTTTTTGGTAGAAAACGAGGGAAAAAATGACGGGAGTGACGGCAGATGACGGCATTCTGAGATTCGCGCGCATACGCGGGCGCACAGGCGCGATAAGCCGTTTCATGCTCGGAACGCGTCAGGTCCCGTCACTGCCGTCATTTTCCTGGGGCGCCGGTTTGTGGCATGCTGGTGCTGTCGATTCCGCGAGGAGAGCGCATGACGGACAAGGTCGTTCCAGAGGCTATCAGCCGGGAGGCGTGGCGTGAAATTGAGGCGCTGGCCGCAGAGCGGGTGGAGCAGCTCCGCCGCGGGGAGGAGCCGCCAGTCGAGCCGGAAGAGCCGAAGGAGTTGACGCCAGGCGCGGTTGCGTGGCGCGAGCTCAAGGCGGAAGCCAGACGCACCGCGCCGTGGAAGAACCTAAGTCCGTGCCCGGTCGAGCGGCCCGACGGGAAGGGGCACAGGTACTCGACGATGCTGGTCGAGTGGGTGGTGCAGGCGATCTCGATCGGCGCGTCGTATGAGGATATTCGCAAGGCGGGCGGTCCGAGCGGATCCACGGTCGAGGGCTGGATTATGCAGTACCCTGAGTTTCTCCAGCAGTACCAAGCGGCGCTGGCGTCCCAGGCGGACTTCATGGATAGCCTGATCCTCGACGAGGCCTATAGCGTCCAGCCGGAGGAAGCGACAGCGGCGCGGGTGAAGATCGACACCTACAAGTGGCGCGCGGCCCACCTGAACCCGCGGCGGTTCAGCGATCGGCACCGGCTCGAGCTGTCTGGGCCCGGAGGCGGCCCGGTGCAGGTCACCACAATCAACCCGCGCCGGCTGTCGCCCGAGCAGCGCGAGGTGCTGCGCCAGGTGCTCGACCTGGCCGACGAGGCCGAGGCGCTGGCGCTGGCGGCGCCGGTCGAAGGCCAGTACGCCGTGGTCGACGACGACACTTGACAGCGGGTGCATGCCCTGTGTCAGCTTGGCCGGAAGCGAATCGGAGTGAGCCATGCCGTTTGACAGCGAACCACCCGCCGAGGTCACCGCGCGATATCGGGTGATGCGTCTGCGGGACTATCTGGCCGGACTGCGCCCTGAACAGTTCGACTATCGCGAGTGGGGCCGCGAAGCCCCCTGCGGGACGATCGCCTGCATCTGCGGATGGCAGGGCGTCCTGATGAATGACAAACCGCCCCGGTTCCTCGTGGAGGCTGACCGGGAAGCTCACGAGGCGTGGCAGCGGCGAATGGCCGCCTCGCTGGGTCTTCCTGGTGATGGCGGGCCCCTGTTCGTAAGCGGGGGCTACACCCAGAAGACGCCACGCGAGGCCGTCGCCGTTCTCGACCACTACCTCGCGACGGGCAAGATCGCTTGGTCTGTGGCCGCATGACCCGCCTCGTCCTCACCTTCCGCGCCGACCAGCGCCCGCTGTTCGAGGCGCTGCGCAAGCATCTGGGCGCACGCAGTATGGCCGCCGGCCTGGCGCAGCTCGCCCAGGAGCACCTAGACTCGAGCCGCCCGCGTGGGCTAGCCGCCGGCGGCGCGCCGCTCAAGCCGCTCGAGTACGAGCTCGGAAACCACGGGCCGAAGGACAGGGACAGGGCATGAGCAGCCTCCGCGCCGATCCCGACAAGGCGCCCATCAACGCCTACCACCGCGTGGCCGGGCAGGCGGGGCTGACGCATCCGCGCCATGTCCACCCGCGCGCCAAGCGGCCTGCTGGCAACGCGCTGCGCAAGGCGGTAAACGCCTACAACGCCGAGGTGGACGCGCGCGGACTGAAGGCCGAGATCGCCAGCATGGCGACACCACACAAGCTCTCGCGCGCCGGCCTGGGCTGGCTGTTTGAGGCGATGTTCGGAGCGAAGAACTGACCACTGGAGCAAGCATGACCGATCTGAGCGAGCAAGCCGTCGAGGAACTCGGCGAGAAGATCCTCAAGGCCAAGGCCGACGGGACCAAGGTGAAGATCACCGCCGGCGGCAAGACCGTCGAGGCGATGGTCGAGGCGATGGTGCAGGCCGCCGAGCGCATCCCGACCCTGTTCGGCGGCGACGCGCGGACCAAGCTGAAGGCGCTGGTGGCGCGGATCGAGAACCTGAATGAGGACAAGGCTGGCATCGCGGCCGACCTCAAGGAGGTGTTCGCCGAGGCCAAGGGCGAGGGTTTCGACACCAAGATCCTGCGCAAAGTGATCGCGCTCAGGGCCCAGGACGCGGCCAAGCGGGCAGAGGTGGACGCCCTCGTCGAGCTCTACATGGACGCGGTGGGAGACTGAGATGCCGTTCGATGCCGAAGTCAATGCGCCGAGCAAGGACAAGCTGGTCCTGCAGCGGGCGCGGGACATTGTGGCCGCGGGATGGGCGCAGGGAGGATCGGCGGAAAGCGGGCTAGCGAGTTACCGGGAGAATGAGTCCTCGCACTGCGCCATGAACGCGCTTTGCATCAGCCTCTGCGACATGCCTGGCCGCCACGGCTTACCGGCGTTTGAGCATGCCGCGCAGCTACTGGGGTTCGACTGGCTCGGTGCTGTCTGGGCCTGGAACGACGCCCCCGGCCGCACCAAGGTCGAAGTCATCGCCCGCTTCGACGAAGCCATTGCGAGGCTGGGATGATCGTCGCCCTCCTCGCCGCCGCCTGCGCCGCGGGCGGCCTCATCTGCTACCTCGAGACGGTGCGGGGGTTCTCGTCGGGCCGGCGCATCGAGCGGCGGCTGCGCGGGGTCGGGCCGGCGGCGTGGCGGGGGAAGGCGGTTAGGCTATGAGCGAGAAGATCGTTACGTGGACGCCTGAGGAGATCGCCGCGTGGATTGCGGATGGTTTGCGGTTTTGCACGGACGAGCAGCGAGCGACGATCTTTGAGAGCCTTAGCGACTACTACTGCGACCGTTGTGGCCGGGAACAGGGGCCGAAGCTTATGCGCTGCCAGTGCTGGGTTGAGCAGGAGCCGCCAGCGTGACCCTCACCACCCTGCGCTGGGCGCCACTGCTCAACCGGCTCGTCTGCGCGCTCGTCAGCACCGAGGCGCTGTTCGCGGCGCTCTGGGTGGGCGTGCTGGTCCTGGCGGTGTGGCTGTGAGCGAGATCGATAGGCTGGTCGAGGCGCTCTACGATACCTTCCACGGCATCGCGACCCGAACGCTGGGCGCGACGCCGGAACAAGTCAATGTCGACCTTAAGCCGACGCTGAAGGACTATGAGCCGATCGTCCGCGCCGTGCTGGAGGAACTTCGCGACCTGCCGCCCAGCCAGTTCTACATGGACGACATGGAGATGCCGGGCTTCAAGCGGACCATCGAAGCCCTCCTCGCCGAGGAGCCGCGCCCATGATCTTCGGCTGCGGCCACTTCCGAACGCCAGAGAACAGCATCCGGGTCGGGTGGCTGGCGTCTGGCGAGCCGAAACTTGCGTGCCGCCAGTGCAAGCGCCTGAACGCGGCGAGGGCGGCGTCGGAGCGGTACGACGAGCGCAAGGCGGCCCCGACCGCCTGGGTGGTGGAGGCGTGCCGCTGATGTTCCACCTGATCGTCATCGCGATGCTGGTCTACATCGCCTACCTGATCGACAAGGAGCCGAGGCGGTGGTGAAGGGCTAACGATGACCCTCCGCACCCTCGACCTGAAGACCGCTGGCATCCCGGCCGTCGTGAACCGCGACGAGCTGCGCCGCGACCTCGACCGCATGGAGTACGAGGACAGCCTGTACCTCTTCCTGCGCGCGGCATGGAAGCACATCGACCCCAGCCCGTGGGTCGATGGGTGGCCGATCGAGGCGGTGGCCGAGCATCTGCAGGCGGTGGCCGACGGAGACATCCGTAGGCTGATCATCAACATCCCCCCGCGGATGGGCAAGAGCTCCATCACCTCGGTGGCATTCCCGGCCTGGGTCTGGGCGCAGGAGGAGCGGACGGCGACCAGCGGGCCAGGGGTGCAGTTCCTCCACGCCAGCTACGCCGAGAAGCTGTCGATGCGCGATAGCGTCAAGTGCCGGCGCCTGATCGAGTCGGCCTGGTACCGGCGCTTCTGGGGCGACCGGTTCCGGCTGAACGCCGACCAGAACACCAAGCACCGGTTCAGCAACGACAAGGGCGGCGAGAGACTTATAACGTCGATTAGTGGTACTGCGACAGGTGAGGGTGGGTCTATCATAATAATTGACGATCCCAATGCTGCGAATGAGGCGTTTAGCGAAGCCACAGTCGCCTACACTATTGACTGGTGGGATCAAACTATTGCAACTCGTCTAAATGATCCTAAGACTGGGGCGTTCGTTATCATTCAACAGCGGCTTGCAGAGGATGATTTGACAGGTCATATTCTTGAGCAAGACAGAGGAGAGTGGACGCACCTGTGCTACGACCGCGAGACCGAAATCCTCACCAAGCGCGGGTGGGTGCATTTCCCTGAACTCAAAGACCATGAGTGGGTTCTAGGCGTGAATCCCGAGACGCTGGAAGCGCAGTGGGAATTGCCGTCGGCGGTCATCCGCGAACCATACCAGGGCGAGATGATCGCCTATCATTCCGAGACCGCCGACCTGATGGTCACGCCGGATCACCGGATGATCTATGGCGACCAAAACGACATATACGTCAGCGACTATCAGAAGTGGCGAGTGCGTCCAGCGAGTGCTCTGCCGGGCGTCTTCTATCTCCCCCAGACGGTTCGATGGGGATCGGCCGCGACGCGCGATCAGATATGGTTCGGCGAGCAGTTGTGGGAGCCGATGGCGTTCGCTGAGTTCATGGGCTGGTATCTGTCGGAAGGGTGCGCGAACGCCAAAAGGCGCACGACGCGCATCGTTCAGAAGACGGACGGAACTCATGTTGGCGACATCGACCGCGTGATGGCGTCGATCCCCTTCCACGTCGGCAAGAGGCGCCACCGGGAAGGCATGCTGGTCTGGGAAATCATGAGCCGACCGCTCGCGACCGCGCTCGCGCTGTTGGGCAAGTCGCTCGAGAAGCATGCCCCGCCAGAGTTGAAGGAATTGGCGCCGGCTTACCTCCAGGCATTCTTGCTCGCTTACGCGCGCGGCGACGGACACTTCGCCGTCGGGAACCCCCGCAAGATCACCATCGGCACAGGCTCGGCGCAGATGGCCGATGACCTGCAGGAGTGCGCGGTCAAAGCGGGATGGGCCGCCAGCCTCACAATCAAGCACCAGCGCGGCGGCGATGTCTTCAACGGCTACACGCGACCGCCATCCACCATCTACCAAGTCTACATCCGGGCCAGCAAAGCGCCGGGGCGCGAACACAAGATCGGGTCACGAATCGCCCCGCACCACACGACACGGCAACCCTACGATGGCATGGTCTACTGCGTGTCAGTGCCGTCGTCGGCCGTCGTCGTTCGCCGGAAAGGTCGCGTCTCAGTCAGCGGCAACTGCCTGCCGATGCACTACGAGCCCGACCGGGCGTTCGAGACCCGCATCGGCTGGAACGACCCGCGGGCCGAGCCCGGCGAGCTCCTGTGGCCGGCGCGGTTCGGCGAGGACGAGGTCGGGGCGTTGGAGCGGCAACTGGGCCCATTCGCGTCCGCCGGGCAGCTCGAGCAGCGCCCGGAGCCGAAGGGCGGCGGCGTGATCAAGCGCGACTGGTGGCAGGGCTGGGCAGACAAGGCGTTCCCGCCGATGGACTACATCCTGGCGAGCCTCGACACCGCCTACACCGAAAAGACCGAGAACGACTACTCGGCCCTGACGGTGTGGGGCGTGTTCACGTCTGATCCGGTGGCGCGACCGAACCGGATCCTCGACGCGGATGGTCGGCCGATCGATGGTGGGCGGCACTTCATGGACCCCGCGCCGAAGGTGATGCTGATGACCGCCTGGCAGGAGCGGCTCGCGCTGCACGAACTGGTGATGAAGGCCGGCACGACATGCCAGAAGCTGAAGGTCGACCTGCTGGTGATCGAGGACAAGGCCGCAGGTCACTCGGTGGCGCAGGAGATCCGCCGCCTGTTCAGCAACGAAAGCTTCGGCGTGCAGCTTCTGAACCCGCGCTCGATGGACAAGCTCTCGCGGCTCTACTCAGTCCAGCACCTCTTTGCCGAGGGCATGATCCACGCGCCCGACCGGACATGGGCGGACATGGTGATCACCCAGGTCGGGGTGTTTCCGCACGGAAAAAACGATGACCTCGTCGATACCGTGTCGCAGGGCCTGCGAAAGCTGCGCGACATGGGGCTGCTGGTGCGGGCGCCCGAGCGCCTTGCCGAGATCGAGGATGCGAAGCGGTACGCGAGGCCGCCGGCGCCGTTGTACCCTGCATGAGAGACGACTGGCGGATGGGCTTGCCGAGGTGGGTGATCGCCGGCGCGGTGCTACTCGTCGTTCTGGTGATCGTGGCCCGAGGCCTCCTGGCCCATCGGTGCGCGGAGCGCGGCGGCCAACTGCTCTATGGCGGCGAGTGCGTCCAGAAGCCGACCATCATCCCGATGAACCCCTGATGCCCCACTCCTGCGACGCCTTCGACGCGACGGTGCGGTCGATCCTCGAGCAGCTTCGGCCGCCCGTGCTGCTCGATATCGGCTGCGGGGCTGGGAAGTACGGGCAGATGGCTTTCGACCGCGCGGCGATCCGCATCGGCGTCGAGCCGGACGCGGCCTACATCGATCAGTTCAGCCTCGCCGAGCACTACGAGCGCCTGATCATGGCCGATGCCATCACCCTTATCGACAAGCCGCGTGAGCGCTACGACCTCGTCATCATGGGCGACGTCATCGAGCACATGCGCAAGAGCGCGGCGATCGACCTCCTGAACTTCCTGATCTACCGGTCCGGCTACATCATCATCGTCACGCCGGAGGGGTTCATTCAGGACGACTGGTACGGCCACGTGGGCGAGGCGCACATCTCGACGTGGAGTGCGCGCGACTTCGAACCTTGGCCGCTTATCCACCGCCGGGTTGAACATCCCTCGGCGCTGATGCATCTCTTCGTCATCCGCGGCTACCACCCGGCGCGGGTGGAACTGGCCGATCTGGAGCTGCCGTGAGACCTGACCGCGTCCTCGCGAGCGCCGTCGTCGACCCGGTGTTCGAGGGCCAGACGCGGGGCATGTGGCGGGTGACGGTCTGGGGCCAGCCACCGCACGATCAGAGGCGCGTCTATTCAATCGCTGCGAAATCTGACACCTTGGCCGCGCAAGAGGGCATCGACAGGTTCGTCGCGGAGATGCAGCAGGATGGCGCCGGAACGCGGCACTGAGGGTTTACGCCTGCCCCTGAAGACCGAGGGCGAGGCGTTTCAGTACGACGCCGGGGATGGTGTGGTCTTGGTTTCTAGACCACATCCTCACGCAGCGATGTGCGCGTGGCCAGGCGAGAGTGTGGCCGAGCGCCTGCAGCTCGTGCTCGGTGAACTCGACCATGACGCGGCGAACGGGTTTTGGTGGGAGATTCCACCGGATGACGCGCGTGAACTGGCGGCGTTGATCCGCGCCGCGCTCGGGGGCGAAGCATGACCAAGGGCGACGACGATTACTGGTGGGACGATCCGATACGTCCCGTGCTGGTCGTGGACGAGCCGACGCCTAAATGGTCAGGCCTCTACAATCATCGAGGCGAGAAACTAGAGCGGCGCCCACCGCCGTTTGGTTTCCGGCGCGCGCGCTACCGGTAGGCGATGGCTGGCCTCGCCCCACCCAACCTACGCCTTGGCCCGCAGGCGCCGCCGACGCCAGCGCCAGACCCGGACGGCATCATCGTTGAGGTCGCCGAGGGCGACGGCGCCGACGCGCCGGAGTTCGACGACAAGGGCGCGATCCTCCGGGTCGACCATCCCGACGGGTCGGTGACCATCTCGCTGGATGGACGGCCAATCTCCGACCCGCAGCGCCCCGCGTCGACAGGCGCATGGTTCGACAACCTCTGCGACAAGGTCGACCAACTCGAACTCGGCCGCATCGCCGAGGAACTGATCCGCGGCATCGACGACGATAAAGAGTCGCGCCGCGAGTGGGTGGAGGCGCGCAAGACCGGCATCCAGCTGCTCGGGCTGAAGCTGGAGGTGCCCGGCGTCCAGGGCGCTAGCGACGGCGCGCCGGTCGAGGGCATGAGCAAGGTCCGCGACTCGCTGCTGCTCGAGGCGGTGCTGCGCTTCCAAGCCAACGCCCGCAGCGAGCTGCTGCCGACCGACGGGCCGGTGAAGGTGCGCGACGACGCGACCAACGGCACGACGCCGCAGGAGGACGCGACCGCGGGCGCCCTGCAGACCGACATGAACCACTACCTCACGGCGGTGGCGACTGAGTACTATCCCGACACCGACCGCATGCTGCTGATGCTGGGCTTCGGGGGGACCTCGTTCAAGAAGGTCTACAAGTGCCCGCTGCGCAACCGTCCGGTGAGCGAGAGCGTCGACGCCGAAGACCTGATCGTCAACCAGGCCGCGACCGACCTGAAGAACGCCAAGCGGGTCACGCACCGGGTGATGATGCGGCCCTCGACGGTGAAGCGCCTGCAGATCCTTGGCGTCTACCGGGACGTGGACCTGCCCGACCCGATGTCGCCCGAACTGGACGAGGCGCAGCGGGAGAAGGCGGCGCAGCAGGGCGTGCGGCCCGAGAGCGCGCGACCGGAGGATCGCGACCGGGAAATCTACGAGTGCTACTGCGAGCTCGACATCAAGGGGTTCGAGCACAGGTGGAAGGGCAAGGCCTCAGGCCTCGAGGTGCCCTACCGGGTAACGATCGATGTCTCGTCAAAGCAGATCCTCTCCGTCTGCCGCAACTACAACAAGTCGACCGAGGAACTGCCCGAGCCGCGGGTAACGTTCGTCAAGTACACCTATGTGCCGGGCCTCGGCTTCTACGACATCGGCCTGATGCACATCCTGGGCAACATGGCCAACGCGCTCACCGCCGCCGAGCGGGAGATGCTCGACAACGGCATGTTCGCCAACTTCCCCGGCTTCCTCGTCGCCAAGCAGGGCTCGCGGCAGAACACCACCATCTTCCGGGTGCCGCCGGGCGGCGGCCAGCAGGTCGACACAAACGGCGGACCGATCGGCGATGCGGTGATGCCGCTACCCTACAACACCCAGCAGATGCCAGCGCTGATGGCGCTAGTGCAGGCGCTAAAGCAGGATGGCCAGCGGATCGGCGGGGTGAGCGAGCTGCAGGTTGGCGAGGGGCGCCCCGACGCGCCGGTGGGCACGACGCTGGCGATGATCGACCAGGCGACCAAGATCGAGAACTCGGTCCACAAGCGCCTGCACGCAGCTCAGGCCGAGGAGTTCCGGCTCTTGGTGGAGTGCTTCCGCGAGAACCCGGAGACATTCTGGCAGCGCGGATGCGCCTCGCCGACGCAGTGGGACGAGCAGTCGTTCCTGGCCGCGCTCGACAACTGCGACCTCGTCCCGCAGGCCGACCCCAACACCGCCAGCCACGCGCAGCGGGTGATGAAGGTCTACGCGCTGAAGCAGCTGCAAGCGTCGAACCCGTCGATGTACGACCCGATCGCCATAGACACCGTCGCGCTACAGACTATCGGCTGGTCGAACCCCGAGCAGTTCTTCGTGCCACCGACCGCGATGCAGCAGCCTCCACCTGAGATGCAGGAAATCATCGCCAATATGGAGGTCGAGAAGCAGAAGGCGGACGCGGACACGGCGGTGGCGCACGCGAAGGTCGCCGAGGTCCAGGCCAAGGCGGCACAGGGCGGCTTCGCGCGGCAGGGCCTAGGCGCCGCCGCGCCCCAGCAGCCTGATCCCGCCGCGGCCCAGACCGCCGACGCGCGCCTGATCGACGCGCAGACCAACCGCCTGGAGACCCACCTGAAGGCGCGCGAGATGGCGGCCAACCATCAGGACGAGGCGCTTGACCGGCAGTCGAAGGAGAAGATCGCCCTGCTCGACATGGCGCGCGAGATCATGCGCGAGCCGCAGGACGCGGCGGTCGGCGCCTCCGAGGTGAAGCCGATCGAGAAAAAGATCGGGGTGGCGCCGTGAGCAAAACTGTCTTCAGGCGGTCGCTCTTCGGCGGAGTCAAATGGTCCCGTCCCTGCGAACGGCTGCGCGATTGTCCGCCCCCGCCCGAAGGCGCGCAGAGGGTCGACGCCGGCTACAAGGGTTACGAACTGATCGATGTAGGCCGCGAGCGTTGGCGGTTCCAACATGGGTACCCCGTCGCCTACTTCCTCTATACCTCCGACAAGAGCGATCCCAGCGCCCCGTGGGAAGCGGTGTGGCTAGAGGAGGGCTACCAAGGATGACCAACGCCACGATCCGCGACGCGCTGCTGACGGCAAGGAACCTGGGCGAAGGCGGCGCGGTGCGCCTAGTCAAGACGCCGCCGCATAAGGGCGGCTTATTCCTGCAGCCCAACGACGATGGCCCGAAGCGGGAACTGGTCGAGAACCACCACCGGGACTTCCTCGCCAACCACTTCAAGTACGCCGACCCCTACACGGGCGTCGGGCGCACCTACGACGAGCGCGGCGACTACAACTGCGGGCGCTGCAACCAGGCCGACGGGACCAAGTGCCTGCTGGTCAAGGTGACCATCGACCGCGCCGCGGGCAGCTGCGGCCAGTGGGAGAACCTATGCGCCGGCGACCCGGAGATGGAGACCCGCTACATGAGCCCGGATGTCGCCGTCTATGGCGTCGCCAAGAACGGCAAGGGCTTCGGTTGCCACCGCTGCCCCTACGCCGAACCCGCCCATAAGCCAGATTCGCGCGGTCGCTCGCTATACTGCGGCAAGGGCGACTGCCGGGTGTTCCCCGACGCCTGCTGCGCCCTAAATGGCGCGCCGGTCCTGCCGTGACCTCCAAGGCGATCCGCGCCGCGCTGATGACCGCAAGGAGCGAAGGCGGCGTCGTCAATCACAACCCCAGCGAAGCCCAGAAGCGCAGCGGCAACTACGCCAAGGAGCACATCAGCTTCCAGGGCCTGCCCATCTCAATCGAGAACAAGAAGGGGTCTATCCGCCGAGGCCGGGATGCCAACGGGCGACCGTGGGAAGCGACGCTGCCAGCCGACTACGGCTACATCAAGCGCACTCTGGGCGCGGACGGCGATCATGTGGACGCCTATGTCGGGCCGAACCCTCAGTCGAAACTCGTGTTCGTGGTCAACCAGCTGCACCATCCGACGCGCAGGTTCGACGAACACAAGGTGATGCTCGGCTTCGAGACCGAACGGCAAGCGCGAGATGCCTATTGCGCCGCCTTCAGCGACGGCAAAGGCGCGCAACGTCTGGGAAGTCTGGAGACGATGTCGCTGGACGCCTTCAGGCACTGGCTCAAACACGGTCATACTGGTCGCCGCGCTAATGGTCGGGACATCGTTGACCGCGCCCTGGCGCTTACACGCGCCTAACTAAGCGCCACAATTAGCTTGACAGCGAACGCTGGCGCTTGTCTTGTTGCCGTTCCGAATTGGCGAGGGCATATGGACAGCTATGAGACGTTTCTCGCGGCGAAAGCCCAATTTGGCTCCGCTCGCGGTTTCGAACCTATCTTCTTGCCAGATTTCCTGTTCGATTTCCAACGCGCGCTAGTCGAATGGTCGGTCCGTAAGGGCCGCAGCGCCCTCTTCGCGGATTGCGGCCTCGGCAAAACGCCTATGCTGCTGGTTTGGGCCGAGAATGTCGTGCGCCACACCAACAGGCCCGTGCTGGTCCTGACACCGCTTGCGGTCGGTTATCAGGCGCTGAACGAGGCGGAAAAGTTCGGGATCGAGGCGGCGCGAACCAGCGGCCAAGTCTACCCAGGCATCAACATCACAAATTACGAGCGCCTTCACCACTTCGATCCCGACGATTTCGCGGGCGTCGTCTGCGACGAAAGTTCAATCCTGAAATCCTTCGATGGTGCTCGCAAAGCTCAGATCACAGAGTTCATGCGGCGCGTCGAATATCGACTGCTCGACACCGCCACGGCCGCGCCGAACGACTACATAGAACTCGGCACGTCGAGCGAGGCGCTGGGCGAACTCGGCTACACCGACATGCTGACGCGCTTCTTCAAGAACGACCAGAACACGATCAAGCCGACCGTCTATCGGCACCGCGGCTCGAATTTCGCGCAACTCGATGACGGAGCCAAATGGCGCTTCAAAGGCCATGCCGAGCGCGACTTCTGGCGCTGGGTCGCCTCCTGGGCGCGCGCGATGCGTCGCCCGTCCGATCTTGGCTTCTGTGACGAGAAGTTCATTTTGCCGCCGCTGATTGAACGCAGCCATCTCGTCCACGTCGAAAGCCTGCCAGAAGGGATGCTGTTTGCGCTACCGGCCATCGGGCTTAAGGAACAGCGAGATGAACGACGCCGCTCTATCGGCGAGCGTTGCGACAAGGCAGCTTCGCTGGTCTCGGATACCGAGGCGCCGGCGCTGGTGTGGTGCCACCTGAATGACGAGGGTGACCGGCTAGCCGCTGATATCTCCGACGCGGTGCAAATCAGCGGGACGGACAGCGATGAGGCCAAGGAGGAGAAGTTCCTCGCGTTCTCCCGCGGAGAGGTGCGGGTATTGGTCACCAAGCCGAAGATCGGCGCCTGGGGTCTGAACTTCCAGCACTGCGCCCATGTCGTGACCTTTCCCAGCCATTCGTTCGAGCAATATTACCAGAGCGTCCGCAGGTGCTGGCGGTTCGGCCAGCGCCATCCGGTTACGGTCGATATCGTCACTTCAGAGGGCGAGAAATCCGTGCTTGCCAACATGCAACGCAAGGCGCTTGCGGCGGACAAGATGTTCGCCCAACTGGTCGCGCACATGAATGAGGCCCTCCGAATTGATCGCGGGGCGCTATACGCAGAGAAAGAGAAGGTTCCCTCGTGGCTGTAATCGACCAGAAGATCACCAGCGAGTACGCCGTCTATTGCGGCGACTGCATCGAGGGTATGGCCGAACTTCCCCCGGCTTGCGTGCATCTGTCGATCTACAGCCCGCCATTCGGCGGTCTCTATCACTACTCCTCGAGCGAGCGCGACCTATCGAATTGTCTGAACTATGACCAGTTTTTCGAGCATTACGCCTTCGTGGTCCGTGAGGTCGCCCGCGTCACCCTTCCCGGCCGCATGACCGCCGTTCATTGCATGGACGTGCCGTCTGGCAATTCTGGAACCGACTATCTAGTCGACTTCCCTGGCGACATCATCCGACTGCATGAGCGCGAGGGCTTCCGCTACATCGCGCGCTACGCGATCTGGAAAGAACCGCTGGCCGTCCGCAACCGGACGATGGCGAAGAACTTGGCGCACAAGACCATCGTTGACGATAGTTCGCGCTGCTCGGTGGCTTCGGCCGACTATCTGCTGGTGTTCAGGAAGGCCGGCGACAATCCCATTCCGATCACCCACCCCATCGGCCTGTTAGACTACGCTGGCGAACGCCAGCCGCCGGCTGAGCTGCTGAAGTATCGTGGTTATGAGGGAAACCAAATCGAGAACCGCTTTAGCCACTGGATTTGGCGGCAGTACGCCTCGGCGTTCTGGGACGACATTCGGTTGAGCCGCGTGCTGCCGTTCAAGGCGTCGCGCGACGATGACGATGAAAAGCATGTCCATCCGCTCCAACTCGACGTCATCGACCGCTGCCTGCAGCTTTGGAGTAACCCGGGCGAAACGGTGCTGACGCCGTTCATGGGTGTCGGGTCTGAGGTCTACGGCGCCGTGAGCGCCGGGCGTCGCGGCGTCGGCTTCGAACTCAAGCGCAGCTACTTTAAGCAGGCGCTGGCCAACCTGGGAGAAATCCGGCGTTCACCCACGGAAGCGAACCTATTCGAGGAGGTCGCGTAACCTGCTCAACCGCGCCCTTGCCATGACGCGCCCGAAACGCGCATGATGACCCCCGTTCGGGAGGCCCCATGACCCTGGAAGAGAAGGCCACGAAGGCGCTGGCGCACGTTGAGCGTGCTGCGACCGCACTGAGAGGCGCTCCAGCCATCCTTCTGGCGCGTAGCGAGCTAGCCAAGGCGCTCGACATCCTGCTACAGCCCGAAGACGACCCCTACGCCGACACGAAACTGCGGCCGGGGCTCAATAAGCCGGTGCGAGACGACGTCGATGCCTGAATCGGCCGTCATCCGCGCCCCGGACTTCATGGACAAGCCGCCGCAACCGCGCCGGCACTTCATCGTGACGGTCGATTCGGTCCCGCCGCACCCGTGGGAGCGGTTCCGGGGCTGCGACTACGTCGAAGTGGATGAGATGGTCCTCAAAAAGGCCCTCAAGCCGGCGCCCAAGAAGGGAAAAGCCCATGTCTGAGACCTCTAGGCGCGCCCGCGAGGCGATGAAGGAGAAGGCGCACCGCCTCGCCAACGGCGCCCCGCACGCGAAGGTCGACGCCTCGTCGTGGGAGCCGCCAGAGATGCTCGGGACCACGGCCAAGACCGGCATGCGGCCCGTTTCGCCGCGCCAGTTCAAGGATGGCGGCAAGGTTCACGGCGAAGCCCACCGCCACGCGGGCCGCAAGGCGCGCAAGAGCGGCGGGCGCGCCTTCGCCGACGCGATCGTCAACCGCGACCTCAAGGAGGCCAACGAGGAGCGGGCCGGCGAGAAGCACGTCGGCGGCTTCAAGCGCGGTGGCCGCGCCCATAAGGACATGGGCGGCCCGCTCTCTGGCGCACTCAGCCAGGGCATGGGCGGCCAGGGGCGGATGAACTTCAACTACCGGCCCGGCGGCCAGGGCGTGCTTGGCCTGAAGCGCGGCGGGAAGGCCGAGCACGCCGATGAGGCCGAGGACAAGAAGCTGATCGCCCATGAGCTGCACGCCAAGGGGTGTCGCTGCGCCAAGTGCATGGGCGGGCGGATGAATAAGGGCGGCTCGGTCAGCGACGGCGAATACGAGGGCACGCGCCCGACCGGTGATCGCTTGGCCCGCAAGGATGGCGGCGGCGAGAAGTGGATCGCGGGGGCGGTCAAGCATCCGGGCGCGCTGCACCGCGAACTGCACGTCCCCGAGGGCAAGAAGATCCCCGCGGCGAAACTCGCCAAGGCCGAGCACTCCAAGAACCCGAAGCTGGCCAAGCTGGCGCACCTCGCCGAGACGCTCAAGCACATGCACCACAAAGAGGGCGGTCGAGCCGAGTACAAGCGGGGTGGACGCGCCGGCAAGGGCAAGGTGAACGTCAACGTCATCGTCGCCCCGCACAGCGCGCCCCAGGCCGCGCCGCCGATGGGCGGTCCGCCGATGCCGCCCCCACGACCACCCGGCGGCGTGCCGGTGCCGATGGGTGGTGGTTCCGCGACGCCAGGCGCGACGCCGATGCCAATGCCGATGCCATATCCGGTTGGCGGAGGCATGGGCCCGGGCGGCGGCTCGCCCATGATGCCCCGCAAGCGCGGCGGTCGGGCGTTCCACGCTGGTGCCGGTTCGGCCGAGGGGCGGCTGGAGAAGACCCGCGCCTATGGTGCCGAGGCCAAGCGGCGCGAACCCGGCAGCTACTGAGTGAAGATCGTCGTCTACGAACCGCCGGCGAGCTACACGCCGTCTGAGCGCAACGGCATGATCATGGTCCGATGCGACTGCTCGTGCGCCGATGTTTGCCCGCAGGGTCGGCGCGGATCGGATACGGCGTGTTTCGTCTGGATGAGCACCGCCAAGTTCCGACGCAAGGAACTCGCCAAGCTTCGGTCGACGATCGCGCGCTGATGGCCCTCACCTACAACAACCAGTTCGAGATCGAACTGGGCAAGCTGATCGAGGCCGAGCGACAGCACGCGCTTGACCTACTTGCAACGGGCGGCGGAATAGCAGACTTTGCCGCATACCGGGAGCGAGTCGGGTACCTGCGCGCCCTTACCAAGGTGGTCGAATTGTTCGAAGACGTTCAGAAGATCCTGAACCAGCGATGAGCGATTTGCCGATCATCGGCGCCTCGCGAGGGAACAAGCCGCGCGAGGCGCAGTCGACCATGCGGATCACCAACGTGGTCCTCAAGGCCGATCAGTGGAGCTCGCTGAACAAGCTGCCGGTCGCGGCGCTGCGCATCTCGATCGATGACGGCAACGGCCATGAGGCCGCGGTCATCTACAGCCACGAGGATGCGCGCCTGATGGCGACCCAGGTGCTGAAGATGGTCGACGAGTGGGAGGAGAAGAACTGATGCCCGCCGCGGCCATGCTGCACGACGTGGACCCCCGCATCGCGCTCAAGCGCAAGATCGGCGACGTCTCGGCCATCGAGGTCTGCCACAATCAGGTGCTGGTGGCGATCTACATGCGCCCCGAGCAGACCAAGGGAAAGATCATCCTCACCGACGCGACGCGGGAGGAAGACCGCTACCAGGGCAAGGTCGGCCTGATCCTGAAGTGCGGCCCGAAGGCGTTCGACGACCCGACCGGCGTCTGGCAGTGGCCGCAAGACCTCGGCGTCGACGACTGGGTCTACTTCCGCGTCTCCGACGGCTGGGGCGTCACGGTCAACGCCAACCGCGAGAACCTGTGCCGCATGCTGGACGACATTCACATCCGGGGTCGGATCGAGAACCCCGACGACATCTGGTGAGGACGATGGCCAAGAACGACGACATCGAAGTCAAGATCCCCGACGACGACCCCGCGCCCGCCGCCGACGCGGCTCCGGCGAAGGAGCCGAAGGCCGAGGCGAAGGTCGTCTCGCCCGAAGAGGCGATGGAAACGCTAAAGGGGCAGCTGGCCACCGAGCAGGCGGCGCGGGCCGCAGCGGAGCAGCGCGCCAACGCCCAGGCCGAGGCCGCAGCCAGGGCGCAGACCGAGGTGCTGGACACCAACCAGCAGCTGGTCAGCCAAGCCATCGAGACGGTGAAGCAGAACCAGGCGATCGCCAAGGCCCGGTACGCCGAGGCGATGGGCGCCCAGGACTTCGCCGCCGCCGCCGACGCGCAGGAGGAGATCGCCTCCAACGCCTCGCGCATGCTGCAGCTGACCAACGGCCTCGAGGCGCTGAAGCAGGCGCCGAAGCCGAGACCGCAGTTGCAACTCGACCCCGCCGAGGAACTCGCGCGGCAGATCGAGGCCGGCGGTTCGCCCCGGTCGGCGCAATGGTTGCGCCAGCACCCTGAATACGGGCGCGACCAGAACCTGCTGCAGGGCATGCTGGGCGCGCACAACGTCGCCATCTCGCGTGGCATCCGCGTCGACACCGACGACTACTTCGACTTCGTCGAGAACGCGCTCGGCATCTCTGGCCGAGGCGGTAACGGGCGCGGTAACGCCAGGGTCGATGACGACGAGGAGGCCCTGTCTGGAGGCGCTCAGGCGACCGGTGGACGGCAAGCCGCCCCCGCAGCGGCACCGGTCAGTCGGGGCGGGAATGGCGGCGGGTCGCCGCAGCGCACCATGCGCCTGACCGCCGACGAGATCGAGATCGCCAGCATGATGGGCCAGACGCCAGAGGAGTACGCGAAGAACAAGCTCGCGCTCCAGAAGGAAGGACGGTTGAACTGACATGACCGAAGCCAACGACCGGCCGCCTATGCGGCCGAAAGACGGGCGGGACGACTCGCGCGCCCGCGCCGCCGCGCGCGCCGCCGAACTGCGCGGCCATCTGGGCGACGAGCTCGACGAGGTGTTCGAGGGGGGCGACGACTTCTACATCAACCCGTCCGACATCCCCGACGGCTGGTCCTACGAGTGGAAGGTGATGACCGTCTATGGCGCCGAGGACCCGGCCAAGGAGACGGCCAGGGCCCGCAGCGGCTGGGAGCCGGTCCCGGCCTCGCGCCACCCGAGTTACATGCCCGAGGGCTACCGCGGCAAGACCATCGACCGGAAGGGCATGCGCCTGATGGAGCGGCCGATGGAGATCACCCAGCAGATCCGCGCGTCCCTGGAGCGCGCCGCGCGCCGCCAAGTCCGCGACAAGGAGGCGCAGCTCGGTCTCGCGCCCGATGGCCAGTTCGCCCGCGTCGACGCCCAAGGGCGCCCGAACGTGAAGATCAGCAAGGCCTACGAGCCCATTCCGATCCCAGAGTGATCTGGGTGGTCCCGGCCCCTATGACCGGGTGGCGGAGGCACTGGCGCGGGGCCGTCGCTCGAAATGGCGGCGGCTTCCGCCTTTCAACTTCACCATTGACACGAACGGCGCAGCATCCGTAGTTTGACGCGAATCCCCCGCTCGGTGTGGGGGCGATGACTTTCCAAGTCTAGCTGGCCCGGTGCTCGGCGATGGCTTCCTCCCTAGGCGAGGACCATGTCGAACACCAACGCGCCGTTCGGCTTCAGCCAATACCGGGGCACGGGCTCGGTTCCGACCTACGAGCAGGTCGTCGGCTTCATCAACTACAACACCGCCAACATCTTCTACGGCGACCCGGTATTCCGCTTGAGCGACGGCTCGCTCGCGGGCGTGACCACGGGCCCCGGTCCCGGCACCACGGCCATCGCCGGCATCTTCATCGGGTGCAAGTACCTCTCCGTCTCGCAGAAGCGGACGGTGTGGTCGAACTGGTGGCCCGGCTCCGACGTCGCCTCGTCCCAGACGGTCGAGGCCTACTACGTCAACGACCCGAACGCCCAGTTCCTCGCCCAGGTCGATGCGACCGGCCTCACGGCGGCCTCAATCGGCAAGAACCTGCAGTTCGCCTACGGCACCGGCAACACCGACAATGGCCGGTCGGGCGCCTACATCGTCGGCGCGTCCGCCGCGACCACCGCGACGCTGCCGTTCACGCTGGTGGGTCTCGACCTAGACCCGCCGGGCGCGCCCGGCACCGCGGCGGGCGCCTACAACTACGTCATCGTGCGGTTCAACAACGTCGAGACGAGGCCGCCGACCGGCGGTGTCGGCCCGACCGGCCCGAGCGGCACTGGCCCGACTGGACCCACCGGACCCACGGGCGCTGGCCCGACTGGCCCGACTGGCGCTGGCGGACCGACCGGTCCGACCGGACCCACTGGACCGTAAGCGGGAGAAGGATCAATGGCTGTCAATCTCTCCGCGATCAAAGACCTCCTCCTCCCCGGCCTCCGCGGGGTCGAGGGCAAGTACGAGCAGATCCCGTCTCAGTACGACAAGGTCTTCACCAAGCACGACTCCAAGATGGCGCTAGAGCGCACCGCCGAGATGCGGTACCTCGGCCTGCCGCAGCTGAAGACCGAGGGCGGCCAGACCGCCTTCGACAACAACGCCGGCGAGCGGTACATCTACAATCAGGAGCACAACGAGATCGCCCTCGGCTATGCGATCACCCGCAAGGCCATCGACGACAACCTCTACAAGACGCAGTTCCACCCGTCGAACCTGGGCCTGATCGAGTCGTTCCAGCAGGCCAAGGAAATATACGGCGCGAACGTCTTCAACACCGCCCAGACCTTCAATCCGTTCGTCGGCGGCGATGGCGTCTCGCTCTGCAATACCGCGCACCCGATCGACGGCGGCACGGTTGCCAACGCGCCGACGACCAATGTCGATCTCAACGAGGCGACGCTGCTCAACGGCATGATCTCCATCCGCCGCAACTTCCGCGACCAAGCCGCCCTGAAGGTCTTCGCCCGCGGTCGCAAGCTGGTCGTGCCGCCGGAACTAGAGCCCACCGCCATCCGCCTAACCAAGACGGAGCTGCGCCCGGGCACCAACGACAACGACGTCAACGCGATCCAGTCGACGGCCGGCGGCCTGCCCGAGGGCTATATCGTCCTCGACTTCCTGACCTCGCCCTTCTTCTGGTTCCTGCTGACCAACATCGACGGCCTCTCCTACATGACCCGGATCAAGTTCGAGACGGACATGCAGGTGGACTTCGTCACTGATAACCTTCTTGTCAAGGGGTACGAGAGGTACAGCTTCGCCTATTACAACTGGCGGTCGATCTGGGG